TAGCACAAAATATTATTGAAGTTTTAGGCGATATGTCACCGCCTCGTCCTGCTTTTATCAGCAGAGAACCTTTTGACGTAGACAAATTAGCACTTACACAATTTCCAGCAATACTTGTAACCACAGGCAATGAAGACCGTGAGGACCTAGCAATGGGTGGCGCACGTCGTGGTGTATTACAAGTCATCATAAGAGGGGTTGTGCGTAGTGATGGTAGAAAAGGTTTCGTTCAGTCAGTTGATGAAAAACGCAACGAAATGATTGAACGCATTGAAGAAGCATTGAACACAAATAGGAATAGAGACTTGAATGCAGTTCGCGCCGCAACCACTCATGTAACAAACATTGAGATTGTAGACAGAACTCCGCCACTAGGCGAATTTGCCTTAACAGCAGAAGTCCACTATTCATTTACACAAGGAGCGACATAATATGCCAGTAAAATATATTAAACTAATCAATCCAGACGGTATCAAAGAAGCAATTCAAGAGGACCGTGTGCAAAGATTTCTAGACCAGGGTTATAAATTAGCAGACTCTGGTAAAGAAAAAAAGTCACAAAAAAGTAGTAGCAAGAATAAAATCTCAGCTACCGCCCAAATTGTGACTTCACCCAAAGAAGACGATTCAGAAAGTTATGCTTGGCATGACGATGAGGAACTAAAAGACCTTGCGCCAGAACAAGTAGAAGTTGAAGATGAAGATTCTAAAGAAACTGCTAAAAAGGAGAAATAAACTATGGCAACATACACAGGTGAAAACGGTCAAGTATCTATCGGAGCAGATAGTGCAGGCCAAACTACTATTGCTGAAGTTCGTTCCTGGACAGTTGAACACACTAAAGATGTGGTTGAAGACACAGTCATGGGCGATGCGGCAAGAACTTACAAAGCTGGTTTACATCAGTTTACAGGATCAATGGAGATCTTGTATGATGATACAGCGGCACAATTAGCATTAGGACATAACAATCCAGATGCTGATACAACTCTAAGAGCTGAGTTCTATCCAAGCAACGCGGCAGGTAAAAAACTTGCAGGCAATGTGTTGGTAACAAGCATTTCAAGAACATCAAGTTTTGATGACCTTGTAACTGCAACAGTCAACTTCCAGGGATCTGGAGCACTAGAAATCGTAGACTATACTTCATAGATTATGATTGAGGTTAGGATTCAGGGCACTAAAAAAGCTATGAGCGGACTTGAACGAGAAAAAGACCGTATTATAGATAGGATGGCGCAAGATACTTTGGATGTAGCTCGCAAGAATACACCAATTGACACGGGATTAGCAAGACGCGGTTGGCGCCTTGAAAATACGTTTGAAAATAAACGTATTGTCAACCGTTCCCGTCATATAAATTACCTAGAGCAAGGCCGTTCTAAACAAGCACCTAATGGTATTCTAGGACCTACCGTTAGGGAGATATCACAAAGGAGATATAAATGAGCGTAATGAATAACATTGCATCCCACTACAAAAGCAAGCTCAGTGGTGGATTACAAAAAATGACAGTAGAAGAATGGAAAATTGATATCTACTACAAAGGCACATATCCATTTGCCGTTGAAGCTAAAATTATTGAACTTCAACAATCAGGTAAAATGGTTGACGCATTGGTTGAAAGTCTAATTCAAAAAGCATTGGGACCAGAAGGTGATCCATTGTTTACAAAGTTTGACAGAACAAAACTTATGAATGAAGCAGACCCTGCCGTATTGCTAAAAGTATGTGCTGAATTAAATTCAGCTACGACTGATTATCAGGACGTAGGAAAAAACTAAAGGAGGACGGAGAACTTCAACTTGTAATGAGGATCGCAACTGAGATCCATAAAAGCATAGAAGAAGTTATGAACCTATCCGTCCTAGAAATACAACTTTGGTATGAATGGTTCAAGTTACAGAGGGAGGCCGTAAAAAATGGCAACACAACAGATAGAAGTAAAAGTCGTAGATAAAACCAAAGGTGCGTTACGTGGTATTGACAATCGCATCAAAAAGGTTGAAGGCAGTCTTCTTAGTGTTAACAAAGTCGCGGGCCTCGCTGTGGCGGCACTTGGTGGTATAGGTGCGGCAAATTTAGCAAGAGGTATAATTGCCACAACTGCTAGATTTGAAGATCTAAGAACTACACTATCAAGTGTAACAGGCAGTCTAAATGAAGGCACAAAAGCATTCAAGTTCGTAAGTGAATTTGCAACACAAACACAGTTTGGCGTTGAAGAACTTAGTGTTGCCTTTACTAAACTAAAATCAAACGGAATAGATCCAACCAAAGAGCTTCTTACAACATTTACAGATGCCGCGGCGGTTACAACGGACCAACTAGGTTCGTTGACTGCTATCACTGACTTCTATACAAGATCACTTCAATCACAAACTGTTGAACTTATGGACTTGGATAGACTTGCTGATAGAGGTTTGCCTGTTTATGATATCCTAAAAGAAAAACTAGGTGTATCAAGAAGTGAACTAGGTAAGTTTTCAAAAGAAGCAGGCAACACAACTAAAATTATTGAGGCATTAGGTAATGGTATCAAAGAAAGATTTGGTGGTGCCACAGAAGCAAGATTAAACAACTTATCAACAGCATTGTCAAACATGCAGATTGGATTCAAAAACGTTCAAGATGCAATAGGACAAGGTGGAGTTGGTCCTGCTATGACAGAGCTTGTAAATGTGTTCAACAAGATGTTAGAAAGAGCACTACCACTTGCAACTATCATAGGTGACAAGTTAGGTTTTGCAATTTTCAAATTTACAAAGTTTCTTAGAGAATCAAACTTTGATATGGGTATGTTTATCAAAGGTGCCAAGATAGCGGCGGCGGCACTAGGTGGCGCAGGATTGATTGCAGTTCTAAAAGGTGTTACAAATGGCGTCAAAGCATTAACACTCGCAATGGCAAGAAATCCTATTGGACTGTTGGCAGTAGCGGCCGCAAGTGTTATCACATTCCTAAGTATGGAGAATGGATTAGGTAAGACACTATCACAGATATTCGCTGTAATGAACAAAGTAGGAGAAGTATTCTCCGCAGTAGGAACTTTCTTAAAAGACGTCTTTGCAAAAGTTATTGAAAAACTAACAGGTGTATTTGACAGTTTTGTAAATGGTGTTATTAGAGGCATTAACTCAGTTAGTGAATTTGTAGGCCTTGGTAAAATTATTGAAAGCACAAGTGAAGACATAAGGGTATCAGTAGGCAATACTGCCGTTGAAGCATTCAACGCCGTGTCAGGTGCAATTACAGAAACACTAGACACAGGTCTGGAATATGTAAACAGTCTAGATGTTATAAAAAGAGCACAGGCAGAAGGTGCTGATGTTTTAGAAATGTTGACACAGGCGTATGTTGACGCAGGTGTTAGTTATGATAAAGCAGAACAGGCCGCAAGAGATGAATACAACACAAGAATAAAAGGTATACCTGCTTACAAAGATCAAATCCTTAGACTTGCAGAAATTACAGGTGGCAACAAAGACGTAGCAAGTTCTTTTGACAAGGCGGCAGGTGCAACAAAAGAATTCAAAACAAAATTACAGAACCTAATAAAAAGTTATGATGAATATAGATTTACAACTGTAGAAATATTCAAAAAACAACAACAAGACAACTTCAAAATATTCAGCGAAGCTCTAGAAAACGAATTGCTTACTCAACAAGAGTTTGATGCATTAAAACTTGCTTCTAACAAAAAATTAAATGAACTGATACAAGAACAAAACGACGCGACAACTGCCAAATTTGAAGAAAACATGTTGAAGCAGATCAATGCAACATTGAATGCCAATGATGCAATCTTAAGTGCGGATCAGAAAAACTTCTTACAGAAAAAAGGTGCTGAAGAACGTCAACAAAAAATAACTGGCGACAGAATAGAATTTGAAAAGAAATCAGAATTAGAAAAAACACAATTTGCAATTGGACAAGCAACTGACATGTTCAACAGTCTAGGACAAATGAACAAACAGGCGTTCCAGGCGGCAAAAGCATTTAACATTGCCAACGCTATTATGAACACTTATATGGGTGCCACAAAAGCATTAGCAACTTATCCACCACCGTTCAACTTTATTGCGGCCGCGGCAGTGGTAGCAAGTGGTTTGGCACAGGTTAGTGCAATTAGAAGTCAACAATACACAGGTAGACAACGTGGTGGTAATCTAACACTAGGCCAAGGCACTATTGTTGGAGAAGATGGACCAGAACTTATTGTTCCTAAACAACCAAGCACAGTTATTCCAAGAGAAGTAGCTGAAGCAGTTAATGGACTAGGCGGCAGAGGTGATAATGTAAATGTTAACTTTACTATCAATACAGTTGATGCTAGAGGTATGGACGAACTGTTATTAGAACGTCGCGGAACTATAACAGGTATTATTAACCAAGCGATGCAAAGTAAAGGAAGAAGAGGTATAGTGTAATGGCATATATAGGAACGTTTCCAAGTTCACCAGGATTTAACGCTGTTAATTTTAAGATGAACACACAAACAAAAATTACAAGAGCGGCAAGTGGCAGAACTATCAGAGCTACAAATTCAACAACATTATGGAGTGGCACATTAGCGTTTCCTGTTATGAACTTAGGTGAATTTAGACCTATACAAGGATTTATGGCACAGACACAAGGACCTCTAAATGAATTTGATATTGTTATACCAGGTGTAAGTGAATCACAAGCAAAAGACATCACAACAGGCGCCAGTATAGCAGACATTATAAATGGTAGAGTATTTGTAGAAGGAGCTCATAGTGCAGGAGATACAACTATTGCAATCACAACATTCCCTGATAGTGCTTCAACACAATTAGGCGATCAAGTTTTATTGAAAGCAGGAGATGTAGTTCGCTTTGCAAACCATACAAAAGTTTATATGGTAACTACTGATATCAACACTGACTCAGGTGGACTTGCTACACTAAACATCCAACCAGGATTAGTAGAAGCTCTAGCAGATGAAGAAGCAGTAACAAATAACAATGTGCCTTTTAGAATGATGATGTCTGGAGATGTTCAAGAATTTAACTACAGAACTGACAACCTAATTGCATACGAGATAGACGTAGAAGAGACAATTTAATGAGTAGAGGACTTAATGAAAACTTTAATAATCACCTAGCAGGTGATAGTTTTATTTCATACACTCTTATAGAGATTGGTCTTCATGGTGGCACTACCTTAAAATACACAGACGCACCATATGACATCACAGCATACTTTGGCGGAACTTATCTAGCACAAGGTAATTTTTTAGGTTACAGTGAAGCAAGTGAAACAGCTGACTTACAAATTACAAACATAAACCTTATTTTTACAGCACTAGATATCACAAGTGTAAGACAACTATGCAACAGCAATCAAATCAATCAAACTGTTACTATTAGACGTGTTTTTGTAGATCCAGGCGATAGTGCTCTAGGACTTATTACAGATAGTTCAGGCACAATTGACACAATAGATATTTTTGAAGGATCAATTGGTGGATATAGAATTGAAGATGCTGATGACACAGCAACAGTAACAATTGAAGTCAACAGTCAGTTTACAAACTTTGACAGACGTAATGGTAGACGCAGTAGTCTTAAAAACTTTCAAAGAGAACATCCAACAGACTTTGGTATGGAATACTCACATGAAAGTATGTTAGACATAAAATGGGGTAAGAAATGATTAGACCAATTGCACCAGAAGAATTAGAAAAGTTTGTAGATCTTACACTACTACATTCAAAAGACAGTGGTATGGATCATGATGCTATCAATAGAACATATCTTAGAAAGCAACTAAGAGAAATGTTGATACAAACAAACTATCAAATATTTGTAGCAGAACAAAATAATCGTTTTGTAGGTTATGCAATTGGTGCCATACACGAAAAATTTTATAACGCTAAACTCTATGGTGAATTGCTGTATATTTTTATTGATCCTAGTGTAAGAAATAAAACATTGTTAGATGATTTATTTGCTAGAATGGAAACATGGTTCTTAGACAACAACTGTCTGTTTATGCAGGCAAGTGTTATGGCATACACAAATGAATGGGCATGCCAAGAACAGTATGTAGACAAAGCTCGTGATTATTTTTTCAAAAGAGGTCAAATGAAAGAAGTTGGATATCATTATATCAAACCACTAGGGAGAGATTCATGGGCGGAGTAGTAAAAGCAATCACAGGTATTGTAAAAGGTATTGTTAAAGCTGTCGTAGGCGTTGTCAAAGCTGTGGTAGACTTTGTTGGTGATGTTGTAGGATTTGTTTTGAATCCAATGGGTGCATTTGACACACCAGATGTAGGAGATCCAGGAGAACAAGCACAAGGCATAGTTATAACAAGACAAGGCACAAACAATCCTATTCCTGTTGTGTATGGATTTAGACGCACAGGTGGTATAAACATATTTTCAGAAACAAATGGTGAAACCAACAGATATCTTTATGTTGTGTATGCACTATGTGAAGGACCTATACAAGGTGTAGGTAGAATACTAATTAACGACATTGAATTGCCAGGACCAGCAGGTGGTATCTATGCAATCAATGCCTTACACAATGTTGACAGTGGTAGATACAAAGGCAGAGTCAAAATGGAATTCTTCTATGGAGAAGATAACCAAGGACAAAGTAAGTTAGCAAACGAATCAGCAACATGGCCAAAGAAACCAAGAGCATTACCAGGACTTGCTTATGCTGTAATGCGTTTTGAATGGAAAGAAGTTAAAACACAAGAAGACGCAGACAACAATCCATTTGCAGGTGGTATACCTAATGTTAAGTTTGATGTGTTTGGTAAAAAAGTATATGACGTAAGAGCACACGGTAGCACAGTATCATTGATAAGTGGCACATATGCCAGCAGACAAAGTGGCGCAAAATACAGTTTCAATCCTGCCAACTGTTTGTTAGATTATTTAGAAAACCCAAGATATGGTTGTGGTATTTCAACTGCTAAAATACATGGTGGCAGTTTTAGGATTGCCGCAGACAAGTTCGAACAGCAGGTCAACTACAGTAGCACACAACAAGGTAGAGCTCTAACTATGAATG